TATTCTTGGACCCCGGCGAGCAATCGCGTGGCGGATCCTCGACGCCCAATATTTCGGCCTGGCCCAACGACGCCGCCGTGTGTTCGTTGTCGCAAGTGCTCGAGAGGGGTTCGATCCCGCCGCGGTACTTTTTGAGCGCGAAGGCGTGCGCCGGGATACTGCGCCGCGCCGAGGCGAGGGGCAAGACGTTGCCGGAACAATTAGCAGCCGCACTACTGGCGGCGGCGGGCTCGGCACCGACTTTGAATGCGCCGGCGGATTGCAAGCAGTCAGCGCATACGGGGGGGGCAGAACTAGCGGCCCTGTAGACGTAGCCGCTTGTTTGGTGGCGAAAGGGCAGAAGTGCGACTTTGAAGTCGAGACATTTTGCGTCCATGGCACCCAAGACCCATGTGTCAGTGATAAGGCATTTGCCCTTGGCCGCAACAGCGGGCAGGAGAATGCAGTCTTCGCAATACAGGCCGGAGCTATGCGCACCAATCCACTGAGCGGGCCGGATGGCGTAGGCGTGCAAGCCGATCATGCGTACACGCTGGAAGCGCGGGCAGAGGTGCAGGCCGTCTGCGTCACGGGCGATATCACGCACACGCTGAAGGCCGAAGGCTTCGATGGCAGCGAGGACGGCAGTGGGCGCGGGCAGCCGATTGTTGCATTCGCCGAGAACGGTCGCGCCGAGATCCGCCTAGAGGGCGGCGATGGTAAGCGCACTGGGGCGCTCAGTGCTGGCGGCGGGAAGCCTGGGCAGGGTGTGCCAATGATCGTTGGCCCGATGACGGCCTGCGGTGGGACGGAAAACAAGCACGGTTTCGGATGGGGGCAGCAGGACTGAGAGCACGGCTACTGCCAGCCCACCGCGTCAATGCAGGTCCGCCGCCTCACCCCGCGCGAATGCGAGCGCCTGCAGGGCTTCCCGGACGGGTGGACGATGATCCCGTGGCGCGGCAAGCCGGCCGAACTCTGTCCCGACGGCCCGCGCTACAAGGCCATCGGTAACTCCTGGGCCGTGAATGTCGCGGCCTGGCTGGGGGCGCGGATTGATGCTGCCATTCGTGACCTCAATCGCACACAGGAAGCGCAAGCCGCATGACCGACCCCTACCGCCAGTTCGTGATGCACAAGCTATCCACAGTCCCCCCGACCGGACTGGACGAGTTCATCCTGCCCGGTGGATTGTTTGAGCACCAGGAAGCACTAACTCGCTGGGCACTGCGTCGGGGTCGGTGCGCGATCTTCGCTGATACCGGCCTTGGGAAATCCCGCATGCAGCTGGCTTGGGCCGACGCCATCTACCGCCATACCTGCAATTCTGTGCTGATCCTGGCACCGTTGGCGGTGGCCGCGCAGACGGTTGGCGAAGGCGCGCAGATGGGTATATCGGTGAATCATTGCCGCGATGGCTCCCAGGTCGAGCCAGGCATCACCATCACCAATTACGACCGCATGCATCGCTTCGACGCTTCGCGCTTCGGGGCTGTGGTACTGGACGAGTCGAGCATCATCAAGCATCACGACTCCAAGACCCTTCGTATCCTGCTCGATACGTTCGGGCAGACGCCATTCAAGCTGTGCGCGACCGCGACTCCGGCGCCGAACGATTGGACCGAACTTGGCACGCATGCCGAGTTCCTAGGCGTCTGCACGCAGGCCGAAATGCTGGCCGAGTACTTCCTGCACGATGGCGGCGAGACCCAGACCTGGCGACTCAAGAAGCATGCGCGCGGCCAGTTCTGGCGATGGGTGGCTTCGTGGGCGGCAATGGTGCGCAAGCCTTCTGATCTTGGCTTTGATGATTCGCGCTACAACCTGCCGCCACTGCGCGTCATGCAACACACCACCGAAAGCGCCGGCCATGACCCGCAGGCGACCGGGATGCTCTTCGCGCTCGAAGCCAACACCCTGAGCGAGCGCCGCGCGGCCCGGAAAGGGTCTCTTGCCGGCCGGGTGGAGGCCTGCGCCGCGATGGTGAACGCGAGCCGTGAGCCTTGGGTGGTCTGGTGCGACCTAAACGCCGAAGGCGATGCGCTCAAGGCGGCGATTCCCGATGCCGTGGAGATTCGCGGCAACGATGATCCCGACACGAAGGAACAGCGCCTGCGCGACTTCGCGGACGGCAAAATCCGTGTCCTGGTTTCCAAGCCATCCATCTGCGGCTGGGGCCTGAACTGGCAGCATTGCGCGCATATCGCGTTCGTCGGCGTGACCGATTCGTGGGAGGCCTACTATCAGGCCGTGCGCCGCTGCTGGCGCTTCGGACAGACGCGCCCGGTGGACGTTCACATTTTCGCGTCCGATTTGGAGGGCGCGATTGTCGCCAATCTCAAGCGCAAGGAAGCCGACGCGAATGCGATGGCCGATGCCTTGTCGGCGGAAACCCATGACGCCGTACAAATGGCCGTGCTTGGCTCCGTACGCGAGTCCAATCCCTACAACCCCGAGCGAGTCGCGCATATCCCCGCGTGGCTGCGAACTGAGGAAGCCGCATGAAGTGCCTGAACCAAACCGAAGGCGATGGATTCGCCATGTACCACGGAGATTGCGTGGAAGTGCTCGCCGGGCTGCCTGAGCGCAGCATCGACTATTCCATCTTTTCCCCGCCGTTCGCTTCGCTCTACACCTACTCGAACAGCCCGCGCGATATGGGCAACTGCCGCAACGATGCGGAGTTCTTCGCCCACTTCGCGCACCTGATCGTGCAGCTTCGCCGAGTGATGAAGCCGGGGCGCAATGTCTCGTTCCACTGCATGTTGATGCCGACCAGCAAGGAACGGGACGGATACATCGGGCTCAAGGACTTCCGTGGCGATCTGATCCGCGCGTTCCAAGCGCAAGGATTTATCTACGCCAGCGAAGTGTGCATCTGGAAAGATCCGGTCACGGCGATGCAGCGCACCAAAGCATTGGGCCTGCTGCACAAGACCGTGCGCGGCAATGCCGCCATGAGTCGGCAGGGCATCCCGGATTACTTGGTAACCATGCGGACACCGGGCGAAGGCGACCCCGCGGACCGCGTGAAGCACGGCGACGATTATCCCGTGGACAAGTGGCAGAAGGTCGCATCCCCAGTGTGGACTGATATTGACCCGGGCGACACGCTGCAATTTCGCAGCGCGCGCGAGCATGACGACGAGCGACATATCTGCCCGTTGCAACTAGAAGTGATCCGGCGAGGCGTGGACCTGTGGACCAATCCGGGGGACGTGGTGCTGTCGCCGTTCGCCGGAATCGGCTCGGAAGGTTACGTCTCGCTGCAGATGGGCCGTCGCTTCGTCGGCGTGGAACTGAAAGCCAGCTACTACGAACAAGCCGCGCTCAATCTCAAGGCAGCGTTGTCGCAAGACTCGCTGTTCGCCGCATGAAGCCCATCGCCGCCGCGAAGCGTGCAGCCGAGGAATCTGCCGTTTCCGCGGCGATGGCGCGATGCATGGATATGTTCGGGGGAAGCAATGGCTGAGCAGCTATTCCCCCGCATTCCGAAGCGCAAGAAGCAGCCTTCGTCGGACCAGCTGCGCCTGCAGTTGGCGCTTGCGGCCGACGAGCTTATCCGCCTTCGCATAGCGCTTGAGCGCGAGCGCACCTGCCCCTACTGGCGGCGATTGCTCGGGCTTGGGCCTGATCCGTTCTATGTTGTCTGGAAGGAGCCGATGCCGTGACGAAGCGCAAGCCGAAATCCGAGCCCATTCCGCCCGCCATCGTATTCGACGCGCCGATGCTGGAACGCGCCTACCAGGCAGCTTTGAAGCAGGCGGAGAAGAAGTCTTTCAACGCGGCCCCGCGAGAGATGTTGCGCGTAGCGATCGAAGCGGCGCTGCAGGTCAATTATCAGGCTGATGGGCTAACCCCCACCCGGCCCTAGGAGGATGAGATGAGTTACCCCGAGTTTGTAGAGTTTCCCAAGATGCCGCGTTTGAGCCGTGAGATTGTGGTCACGGAGAAGATCGACGGCACCAATGCGCAGATTTTCATTACCGACGAAGGCGAGCTTTTCACTGGCAGCCGGACTCGATGGATCACGCCGATGGACGACAACTTCGGCTTTGCAGCGTGGGCGGCGGCCAACCGCGAAGAACTGCTTACGCTTGGCCCAGGTCAGCACTTCGGCGAATGGTGGGGTGCGGGCATCCAGCGCAAGTACGGCATCGGCGAGAAGCGATTCTCCCTGTTCAATACCGACCGCTGGGGCGAGTCTCGTCCGGCCTGCTGCCATGTCGTTCCTGTCCTTTATCGCGGCGACTTCACTACGCATGCCGTCGAGGACGCGCTGAACGATTTGCGCGTGAACGGCAGCCGCGCTGCACCGGGATTCATGAATCCAGAAGGTGTGGTCGTGTTCCATCTTGCAGGCCGCGTAGGCTTCAAGAAGACGCTGCACAAGGATGAATTGCCGAAAGCATTGGCGGGCGCGGCATGACCACCCAACCCCGTGGCGCGCTGGAGGCGGCATTTGCCGCTGTGTCGAACGACGAGTCGATTATGAAAATGCTCAGGGCAGCATTTCTTCCACACAATCGAAAAGCATATGACGAGCTGACGTTTGAGCGAGTGCCTGAATTTGTACCTCAAGCGTCCTATACCGTTCCTATCATCGAAGTTAACAGGTTCGTTTCGCTAATCGTCGAGGCCATTAAGCAAGAGCTTGGGTCCGCCCTGCTGTCTGCGGGTGCGGAGGGGGAATGCTGTATCCCCGATGCCGGCGAGCCGAAGTTCGTTCTGCTGGGCCGCGATCCGCAAGCGCCTGACCTAGTGGAACGGTGGGCAGATGATCGACAGATTGCCGAGCCGGATAGCGACAAGATCGCCAGGGCTCGCGCTATTGCTACCGACATGCGCGCATTCAAGACGGCGAACCCGGACAAGGGAATGCGCAGCGAACTCTACACGCGCCCCGCACCCTCTGCGGGGGTTGGTCCAAGTGCGGAGGCGACGGCTGCGCTGCGTTTCGTATACGACCATTTCTGTAGAATGGACAATGGCGACGAGCCGCTAGAGAAGTATCCGCAGCGAGCGATTGACGCGCTCGCCGGCGCAGGCTGGGCCGTTGTTCCCTGCGGACTCCCGTTCGCCGTACTTGGTGAAGCCGCGCAGACCGGCATGCTCGAAACTGGCAACCCGAAACACATATGGGAATGGCTGATCGCCAAGACGCGCATCTATCCGTTTTGCGCACCTGACGCAAGCATCGAAGTTCCGGGGCGAGTGGATACGCGCGCATTGAGCCACGCGCTGAATTGCCTCGGTGTCGACGCAAAGACCAACACGCCGGACTTCGAGTTGGCCGAGCAACTAGCTGCCCAAATGCGCAGCTACCGAGGAGAGTCAACGCCCCCGGCCAGCGCGGCGAGGGAGTAGCCATGGATAACGTCGAGCGCATCCGTCGCGATATATCGAGCATGCACCTCTATTTCAATGGACTGATCGCGCACTACCCGGAAGCGGTTATCCAAGGGCGTGTGCATCTATGGGCCAAGGCCGCGCACTCGTACATAGACCTGATCGCGAGCCAAGATGAAACACCGCGCGAACCCCAGGATCCGGGCGATGAGTGAGCAGATCAAGCGGTACAACTACGTCTGCGCAATAGATGACTACGAAGAGGCGGGTGACGGAGAAATGGTCACCTACGCCGACCACGCCGCGCGGGTTTTCGACCTCGAACACCGCCTAGCCAACTGCGACGCCGACCTGTTCGCTATGCAGGAAGCCAAGCAAGCCGCCGAGCGGAGGGTGGCTGAGGTCAAGGCGCTATTGCTCGACTGCTACAGCGTCCGCCAACAGTGGCCGCATTCCGCCGAAACTGACGCAATCTGGATTCGCGTTGCGGAACTCGTTAAGGAGCAGCCCGCATGAGCGCGAGGGACACCATGACCACCCTAGACAGGCTGCGGGGGCTGGCGGCATGAGCACTCACTGGAAAGCGCGCTGGGCGCGCCGTAAGGCTGCAGAACTGAGGGAATGTGCGTCGAGCCTGCCGAGCGTGGTCGGCGGCGACTGGCGAGGCGTGGTCGCAAAGACCAGCACAGAGAGGCGCCTGCTCGCGAGAGCGGCGGCGTTGGACCGGCTGGCTCGATCTATCGAACCAGCGGAAGACGAGAAGCTGCCGTTCTAGATCGCCTGCAGCCGGGCGCGCAGCTCGGCCTGGCGAGCGTTGTGCTCGGCGATCCGATCGGTCTCGCCGGCGAACAGGGCCCGCAAGGCCTTGGCGTCATTGGCTGCCAGTTCGTCCCGGATGGCCTGGCGCTCGGCTTCCTTGGCCGCTTCTTCGGCGAGCGCCTTGCCTTCGGCCTCGGTCATGATGCCGTCGATCTCCACCTCTTCATGGAAGACCCACGAATCAACCAGGCCAGTGCGCTCGGCCTGGAGGCTTGCCCGGTTCTCGGTGTTTTCGTCGGCCAGCAGCGCATCGATTTCGGCGATGCGCGCCTTGGCCTGGCGCATTATCGTTACATCGTGCCTCTGTTGTGAAACGCGCATATCAATTGATCCCGTAGATGGTCATCGTGGTGCCGACGGCGAGCGAGTTGGACACGGAGGACGATAGGGTGATGTCGGTGACATTGCCCGTGTTCGTCCAGATGTGGCTGTACAACGCGAGCGAGATGCTGGCAGCTGCACCTTGCACAGAATGGCATCGACAGCGGGCGCGGCCGTCGCGATCGCGGCTGATGAACATCTGCGCGTTCGTGCACTCGTTGGCATCGAGCGCGAACACGTTCGCGTTATTGACCCGGGCGCCGCCGATGGTTGCGTTGTTTGCCGCGAAACTCTGCCGGTAGTAGTTTGTCGCCGTTGTGTCGGCGTTGTAGAACAGGCTGATCGCCGCGGCCGATCCCGTCGCGTTCTCGGCGTTGACAACCACGAAGAAGGCCTTATAGGCGCTCAGGTCCAGGCCGGTGGCAGCAAGCGTTGTCGCTGCAGACCCCGTCACCGTGAAGGTGCCGATGGTCGTCATCGAGTTGCCGGTGATGCCAACGGCGGCAGCAAGCTCGTCCAGTTGATCCTGGACCGTAGTGCCCGTCAGGCC